GGTGGTGATGATAGGGTATTTCCATTACGTTACATAGCAGGGATCGACAGTTACGATGCTGACGAGTCAACGACAGATTCTCTGGGATCAATACAAATACTTGACAGACTAACAGATAGGATAGTAGCTCACTTCAAGGGAAGGCCAACAGCCAACCAATTCTACGAAACCTGTAGGAGAATGTTGAAGTACTACTCCGCTACGGCAAACTACGAGAGGTCCAATAAAGGTATTTATGGTTATTTCTACAACAAGCACTGCTTACATCTACTTTGTGATGAGCCTAAGATTCTGAAGGAGAAGGGGATTAGTAAAGCTAATACAGCAGGTAATAATGCGAAGGGGACTGCTCCACATGAGATTGTTAATGCTTGGGGTAGAGAGTTAGCACAAACCTGGATGGATAGTAGGGCTTATGGAGAGGATGAAGGTTCTGAAATAGTTAATATGGATAAGATAAGAAGTCTTGGTTTGTTGAGGGAAATTATTTCTTATAACCAACATGATAATTTCGATGATATTTCTAGTCTTGGGATGCTTATGATCTACCGGGAGGACCTCATGGTGGTCAAAGTTAGGCAAGATTCAGTACAAAAAAGCATATTAAACGATCCTTTTTTTAAGAGACATTCTCCTGGTAATGAGCAGTTTAGAGCTAGGGACATGAGGGTACCAATAAAAAAACTGTGAAAAAAATTTGGTTTTAGGACGATAATGTACTATCTTTGTATCAGAATTTAAAAATTATGGCATCAATAAGTTTATTTCCATCGCAAAAGAAGACACTTAGACAAAAAGGGGATAAGTGGGCGAAGGAGTGTGTCGAAGCAGGCGTAGAGCTGGTTAACTACACCGACAACCAAGGATTACGTGCAACGTTTTATGAGAAGCAGGTAAACTACAATTTAGCTAATAATATCTTAGATCCACAAGATGTGGAGAGGATAGTTAATCCCTGGAAAATTAAAGGGGCCGACTTCCCTGTGGAGATGCGCAACTATGCTCTTAGTAAGCCTAAGATGGATTTACTTGTTGGTGAGGAACTAAAACGCAGATTTGATTATCGTGTTGTTGTCAAAAACGATGACGCTATTACTGATAAGGAGAGACTTATTAAAGATAAGTATTTGAGATTTATGTCTGATAAGATTATGGCTGATAGTTTTGATGAGCAGAATGCTCAGGAAGAACTTAAGAAGCTTAATGATTGGAGGCTCTATGAAGCTCAAGACTTGAGGGAAAGGATGTCTACTCAGATCTTGTCAGTGTTATGGAAGACTGAAGCGCTACAACATAAATTTAATCGTGGATTTGAGGATGCGCTTATTAGTGGTGAGGAGATTTACTCGGTACAGATTATCAGTGGCGAGCCTACCGTAACCAAGGAAAACCCACTTAACCTTATTTCGATAAGGTCGGGTGATTCAATCTTCATTGAAGATTCTGATATTATTATTAAGGACGGTTTTCACGGTATTGGTCAGGTTATTGATGATTATTATGAATTCTTAACTGGTGATGATATTACCAGCATAGAGGACGGTAATAAGATTAATAAAGCTGCTAGTATTGTCAATTATCCTACCAATCGGAATATCAAAATTCCAGAGAACTACATGTATGAAGCTTTTGGAGATACTATTGTGGTACCTTCGATGGGGCTATTGAATGCTTTTGGTGGTGCATATGATACTAAAGGGAACATCAGAGTTACCCAGGTGGTTTGGAGATCACGCAGGAAGGTTGGTAAACTCACATATTATGATGAGGATGGTGACCAACAGGTAGAATGGGTTGACGAGAATCACCCAATTGACAAAGAAGCTGGAGAAGAGGTTAAGTGGGAATGGGTTAATGAGTGGTGGGAAGGTACTCGTATTGGACAGGATATTTTCGTCAAGATGCAGCCTTTACCAAGGCTAGGTACAAATATATCCAATCCTTCTAAGAGCCTGTGTCCATTTGTTGGGTCATTATATAATATTAACTCTAGTGTGGCAATGTCGATGATGAGCTACCTGAAACCCTACCAGTACCTGTACAACGCTTTGATGTACAATACAGAACTAGCAATTACTAAGAATAAAGGTAAGATCGGGTTCTTACCTCTACACCTAATCCCAGACACTTGGGATATGGATACCTGGATGTACTACTTCAATACAATGGGAGTAGCTGTGGTTGATGGGTTTAAGGAGTCGTCTAAAGGGACAATGGCCGGTACAGTTAACCAGGTTCCTACATCAATGGATTTAGAATTAGGTAACTATATTCAATCTAACATAGGCATGCTGCAAGTAATTAAGCAACATGTTGATGAAATTTCAGGAGTTTCTCCACAACGCCAGGGTCAGATAGAACAAAGAGAACTTGTTGGTAACACTGAAAGGGCTGTAACACAGAGCTCTCACATTACTGAGAAATGGTTCTTCATTCACGACCTTACTAAGGTTAGGGTACTTGAGGCTCTTCTGGAGACGGCTAAGTATGCATGGAGGCATTCTAAGGAGAAGCGCCAATATATACTGGACGATATGACTACTGTGGTATTAGACTTGGATGGAGAGTCTTTTGCCTCTGCAGAATACGGTGTAGTAGTCTCTAATGCTTCAAGCGATACAGAACTAATGACTGCACTTAAAACTCTGGCTCAGGCTGGTCTGCAAAACGATAAACTTAACTTCTCTGACATTATGACAATTTACATGTCAGATAGTGTTTCTAGCGTCAGGCGCAAGATTCAGGGAGCTGAGGAAGAAAGAATGCAGCAGGCTCAACAGCAGGCCCAAGTTGAGCAACAGCAGGCCCAAGCTGAATTGGAGCAGAAGGCTGAGGGTGAGCAGGCAGAGCGAGATCTTAAATGGAATATAGCAGTTCTTAATAAGACTGGTGAGGAGACTGAACCAGATGAAACTCCCCCAGAAGATGCTGCAATTAAAGAGAGAGAGACGGTTGTTAAGGAAACTAAGTTAGTTGATGATAGGATAGCCAAGAAAGAAGCTCTCGATGAAACTATTAGGAGTAACAAGGCTAGGGAAAGCATCCAAAGGAAAGCTGCTAATAAGCCTGCTGCTTCTAAAAAATAAAAGGTGTGAACCAATATCAATGCACTAATTCTAAGTGTGAAGCTGTGTACTATTCTAACGTACCTACTTGTAAATTAAGATGCCCGGTATGCAAGGGTAAACGACATAAGTTATTAAAAATACCTAATAAGAAAAAATTTAAATTTTAGTATGGGTAAAACTGTTTATAAATATCGTAGCAGTGGTGAGTTTATTTGTTCTTATAAAACCATTGCACAAACTGCATCTGATTTTGATTTGGATGAGTCAACAATTAGAAAGAAAGTAAATAGCAATGATGTTGTTGCTATTAAAGGTTATTTATTATCCTTAAGAAAGGTGGATAAGATTAGTGTTAAGGAAAATGACGGTTTTGTAATACCAACGAAACATCAAGCAAAAATATTGGTATTAGATATTGAAACTGCTCCAACTAAGGCGTTGGTATGGAGGTTTTGGAAGGAAAATATTAACCCAATACAAATACTGGAGGAGTGGTTTATTATTTCGTATTCTTATAAATGGATTTTGGAATCTGGAGTAAGTGGAAGGGTAATGACCCAAAAAGAAATGATTCTCCAGAATGACCACAAACTCCTTGGGGAATTGTGGCAACTTCTTGACGAAGCAGATATAATAATATGGCATAATGGAAGAAGGTTTGATGGTCCATCAATAAACACACGGTTCTTGAAGCACGGGTATGACCCGCCTTCTTCTTACCAATCTATTGATACCTTGGATACGCTTAAGCACAGGTTTAACTTGCCACACAATAGTTTGGATGCTGCCGCAGATTTTCTAGGGGTAGAAAGAAAGCTTGAAAATGATGGTTTCGCCTTATGGAAGAGGTGTCTAGATGCTGATCCTCAGAGTCTAAGAGATATGCTTGCCTACAATAAACAAGATATTGTTGTTCTGGAAGATGTTTATATGGAACTCAGAGCCTGGATTAAACCCCATCCTAACTTAGGTTTATTCGTTGACAGCTCCAAAAGAGTATGTCCAACATGTGGAAGTGAAGATATGCAACTAATAGGAATTTACTCTACTCCTATGAATACTTATGATGAGTTCAGATGTAGGGATTGTGGTGGTTCTGGTAGAGATAGGTACGCTAAGCCTAAAAGTAAGAATATTTTGAATAGTACTGCCCACTAATAACAGGAAATATGCCACAGGTTTACAAAGAGAATACCCTCACTTTGGTATTTAGTGAGAGTGGAACCCTAGGAAATGAAATAAAATTGGTGAAATCTGTATTGACAAAGTTTAATAAGGTTGCTCATAAGGCTGGTTTTAAAAAAGATTTTACTCCAGACGAAATAGAGATGATTAAAACTTTGGCAAAGGTAGACGATGCAGAAAGTGCTATTAAACAATAAAGAAAACTAATTATTAGTTTGGAGTAATAGTGGTTTAGATATTATATTTGTACGTAATAAATTAACATATGGAGTATGGGACTTGAATTATTTGATTCAGAGGTAGACCTGACTACCCCTGTTGACACCTCAAAGGTGCCAGCAGAGACCAAACAGGATGAACCAGATAAGACTGGTGATACTACTAGTACTACGGGAGAAGAAGATACTGTAGTAGACAGCATAGATGACGTTAAGGGCAGTGAGAAGCCCGAAGATAATACAACTACCGATGATACTGGAGGCGACGGTACGGAGACTGACGATACGGGAGAGACTAAAGATACTGACACTACAACTGAAGAAACCCCTTCTGGAGAGAGTGCAGACTCTTCTAAGTTTCCATACTCCACCTTCGCAAAGGCACTTTACGAAGAAGGGGTATTAACGTCATTTGATGAAGAAGAGTTTAGTAAATTAGCTGAAGAATCTGGAGAAGTTGAAGCTTTATTTAGCCTTATTGGCACAACCATAAATGGTGAAGTTGATAAAGAGTTGAACAAGTTTTCTCCTGAACAGCGTGATGTAATAGATGCGATTGGGAAAGGAGTTTCCTTAGAAAAGTATCTCCAGGTAAAAGCTAAGCAACAGAACTACTCTTCCGTCAAAGTTGAGGAACTGTCAGACGATGATAGTCTTTGTAAAAGGCTGATTGAAGACGATTTGGTAGCTAGAGGCTATTCCTCAGAAGAAATTAAGGAAACAATTGAAGACATTGATAGTTTGGGTAAACTAGAGGCTCGTGGCAAATCATCACTAAAAAGACTACAAAAGACTCAGGCAGATGATCTTAAGAAGAGTAAAGAAGACGCAGACAAACGTAATAGAGATTTAGAAATACAGAATAAGCAAGCCCTTTCAAATTTGAGAACTAGTATTGATAGAATAAAGGAAGTAATTCCTGGTATGAAGGTAAATGCACCTACTAAGAATAAGATGTATGAGGCACTTACTACTCCTGCAGCTCAGACTGCTGACGGCCAGTATCTGAATTCTGTCTATGCTAAGAGGGCCCAAGACCCTTCTAAGTTTGATCTTACACTTGCTTATCTCTACACTCTTGGGGTATTTGATGGTAAATGGGATAAAATTTCTGCTTCTGCTAAGAGCGGAGCAGTAGCTGATCTGGAAAAGAAACTTAAGGGTGGAGACGTCTCTAAGACTGGAGATCCGGCTATAGCTACAGAAAAATCTACATCTAAAGATATTCTAAGATCTATGAAGATCTTTGAGAAGAAAAAATATTAAAGGACTTAACCCGCTAAATTTGAATAAATGTTAATATCTAAAT